ACTTAAAAAACCAACAAGTTTTGATAACGGTGGTATAACAAGATTACCAATGCCTCCATCATCACCGAATGTGCCTGCAACTTATAATAGAGAACCTTTGTTATCTATGAAAGGTTTACAACAAAGATACGCTGGATTACCAGGTGCCATAAGAACACCATTAAATGCAGTAGGTCGAACAGGAGCATTTATGCTGGGGGGAAGATTGGCCCCTGTATTAGGTGGTATAGCGATAGGTCAAGGGTTTGATGCATTAGCTAGAGCAACAAACACACCTCAAGAATATGAAGCTATGAAAGAAAAAGCTAGAGCTCAAGGTGGGTTTGGTTATTTCGATGATGTAAATATAAGTCAAGATGCACCTACAAGACAAATCTCACAATTAGAAAAAGACTTTCCAGGAAAGTCTGGTTCTGAAATTATAGAACAAATAAATAAATCTGAACAAGATAGTGGCATTGAAATAAAACCAGACGCAGTACCTGAAGTAATTAATCAAGTAGAGGAAAAAAATCAATTAACAGGTTTAGAAGTAGAACCTGAAAGCAAAGATCCTGAAGATCCAGAAGTTATTGTAACTGAAGACACCGAAACAATTGATGACATACCTAATGATGTTGTTGTGAACGAACAAAAAAATAGAGATGATCAAAATTTAAAAGCTAAACAAATTTATTTTGAAAATATGGATAACTTTTTTTCAGATAATCCGAGGAAAAGTGCTCTTGCTATACAATTAGATAATGCAGTTGACGATATCATGGGAGACGACAAAAGATCAAACAAATTACTGTTGTTACAATTAGCTTCTAATTTATTAACTGGTAGAACTGATCAACCAGGTTTTAAAGGTTTTTTAGATGTGTTGGGTAAATCAGGTCAAAACGTAATACCTATGGCATTAGCTTTAGAAGACGAAAGAAGAAAAGATGAAAACGAATTAAAAAAAGCAATGCTTGGAAATTTAAAAAAAGATAAAAATGTTAAGTTTTCATCAGATGATAAATTAATAAGATTAAATTATGATGGTGAAATGAAAACTTTTAGAGGAAGAACTTCAGAACAAGGTAACGTACAAATAAAGGTACCTGGTGGTTATATAGATGTATCAAATCAAAAATACACAATAATGGGTGCTCCTGAAGCAGACGATATTGAAAGAGTAAATAAAGGAATTGCAATTAAAGCTAATGCTTTAAGAGGAATAAATAATGCTTTAGAATTAACAATGAATGACCCAGATTTGATTGGTTCTAAAGGTACATTATCAGAATTTGTATTAGCTGGTAAAGATATTTTTGCACAATATTTTGGAGAAACTTCATTCGAAAAATTAAATTCACAATACAGAGAACAAAAAGAACAGTACAATTCAGATATTAATAAAAGATTAGAAGCCGGAGAAATTGATCCGGATGAAGCAAAAGCAGAATTAGAAGCAGGAAAAAGTTATTTCGATAAAATAAAAAAAGAATTAGGGACAGTAAACTCTGATGAAAGTGACACTTTAAGAAAACAAGCTTCTTTAAGAGCTATTGAACTTTTAACATCTTATGCTCTTGCAAATATTTTAAAAGACAAAGACAGACTTGCTGTAAGAGATATCGAAAGAGCTGAAAAATTAACTACCCAGTTTGGTTTTTTTAAATCACCAACAAAAGTTATATCTCAATATCTTGTAATCAAAAAAGAATTAGAAGAATCAATAAGGAAAGATTTAGGTGTTGCATCAACAATAGGTATCATGCCTGATCAAATTTTTGGATATGATAAAATTATGGATTTATCTAAACAAAAAAATATAAACCAGTTAAAAGGTTTTGAGAAAAATTTATCTCAAATAATTGAAAACAATGCTGGTGATTTAGATCAAATTTCTGATGTCCTTTTTGGTGACATGAAAATTGTAGGAGAAGAATAATGGATATTAAAGAACTAGAATCATTACTTCAATCTAACAGAATAGATCTTCGTAATTTAAATCCGCAGCAAAAAGTATTTATTGAAACTTTACAAAAAAAAGGTGTGATTGATGTGCCGCCTTTAGGCGTTATGGAAAATAAACAGAACGAAGCTGCAAAAGTTGTTGCTAAAGAAAAAAGCATAATAGCAGATCCTATCTCTGAAATGACATCTGATAAAGTCAACAGAGATAAAGTACAAATGTACACTGACATTGGTTTCCTTACTGCATCTTTATTTTTAGATAGAAAAAGATTAGGAGCTGCTATTTTAAATCCAAAAAAATCTATAGCAGCTTTAAATAAAATTAAATCTACATTTAAAAATCCATTGTTAAATAAAACAGTCACTGGGATAAAACAAGTAGGTGCTACCGCCATGGGTATGGGAGGAAGTGTTGCAGCTCAGGGCGCTATGAGAGCAGCTTTATCTGGAGCATTAGGATATTCAGCAGGAGGTGTTGCATATGATTTAGCTGATGAAATAGCTAGAGATCAATTAGATCTTAAGAAAAAAGTTGGTGATGTTACTTACAAAGATATGATGGAAAAAAATCCTTTACTTAGAACTTTAGATGACTTTAGAGTAGGTTTAACATTTAACGCTGGTGCGGAGTTATTGGGTCCTTTAACTGGTGGTGCTATGTATGGTTTAAGAAAAATGTTTGGTCTAGAAACTCCTTATGCAAGAGCAATGGCAGAAATTGCTAAAAAAAATAATTTAAAACTTACTTACATTATGGCAGCAGATCCAAACACTATGGGTGGTAAAATTTTAAAAGGTGTAAACAGAATTTTTGGTCAATTACCATACATAGGAAGACCGGCAGCTCAAGCTCAACTAGGAGCTATTAAACAATTTAATGATGTGTCTTCAAAAATATTTGAATTACAACCTGGAATGCATTTAGCGATTGCAGCACAATCATCAGAAAGAGCTGCTAATCAAGTTTTAAAGACATATGAAAAATTTATGAATATAAATAGTATTAACTTTAATAGATTTTTAAATCAATCTAGAGCGTTTGGTGACCCAAGAGTAATAGATTTAAATAGTGTTAATGCATATTTTAAAGCATTACAAAGAGATACAACTGCACCACCAGAATTAAAAGCATTTTTACAAGAACAAGATTTAACAACACCTTTTGGTCAATTTATTGCAGCGTATCAAGAATTAGCTTCAAAAGGTAGACCTATATCTATTTCAGAATATTCTTTTTTAAGAACAATGTTAAACAAATCTACAGCTCAACTATCTAAAAATGAACCAAGTCAGATGATTTATACGCAGTTACAAAAAGCTTTAGAAGAAGATTTTGCTAAAATGGATTTATCTCCTGGTCGTCAAATTACATTAAGAGAAAATGTAGCTACAAAAGATATGATTGAGGCTGGTGGTAATTTAGTACAGTCAGAAGTAAAAACAACTGTTGGTGAAACTGGATTAACACAAGCTAAAAAATTAGAACTTAAAGAAAATATAGAACACGCATTTGAATATTATGCAAATAACATTAAAACTTTTGAATCTTTGACTGCAAGAAAGTTAGCTGCTTTTGATCAAAACGCATTAAGTTATAAACAAATGATAGATTTTAACAAAGCAGGAAATACTTACAAAGATGAAATGTTAAAAACTATAAGTAGAAATATTTTTCAAACTAAAAATGGAATGAGTTTTGAGGCCATAACAGATTTACAAAAACTTCTTGATTCAGATGTTCATAAAGTAACTCCATTTGTAGACGCATCAGGTAATACTGCTTTTAGAACTAATTTAGTTAAAAAGGGTTCTAAAGAAGGAAATGAAAGTTTAAGAAAACTATGGGGCGCACACGTAGGTAATGCATATCAAATGTCATTTAGACCAATTGAAAAAAATGCAATGGGTGATTGGATCGAAAGCTATTTATTAAAAGAACAACAAAAAGCAATGCTAGGACAACCCTATAAAACTGTTGATGATTTATTAATGCCAAATGGATTACCTGCTAAAAATTTAGGTGGTGGTAATGTTTACTTTGATGCAGATATTTTTAGAAAATTAGTATTACCTAACGAAGCATCAGCTACACAAATGAGAATTATTTTTGGACAAGAAAAAGCAAATCAACTTTTAAAAAACTATGATGATTTATTAAGTTATATGGATGCAGTGAAATCTTATGTAGTGCCTGAAGCATCAACTTTCTTAGCTAGAAGATTAGTTTTATCAGGTCCAAACATTGCAGTAGGTGCTGGTGCATACGGCATGGGATTTTTTCCAATGGCAGTAACTCTATTTTTAGGTAACAAAGCAAATGGAATTTTATCTAATCCAAATGCTATGAATGTAATTAATTCTGCTTTTAAAAACTTTTTAGAACAACCAGGTAAGTTCGGTGGGCTATCTACTTTATCAAGATTTCATTTAGCAAAAATTGCTAACGAAGCATTAAATGATTATGTACCAGAAGATTACAAATTTGATGAGAGTGATGCATCAATGCAAGAGATATTTAAAATTTTAGATCAAACAAAATCACCTGTAGAACCTCTTTCAAGTTTAAACATGAACAAAAAAGATGAAGACAACATGTATCTTGGTTTAAATGAAGAAGAAGGAATTAAGGCAATTGATACGTTACCTGATATAGAATATCTGACTCAACAAATAGGCGGTCTACCAGCTAACATGGAAGAAGAAGCAATGATGGCAAGAGCGGTAAACACAATGCCTACTAATCAAGAGATAAAACCTACAACTCTTCCAAGACAACAAGGACTTAGAATTCCTGGACCTGGCGTACAACCAGTAGATTATGCATCTTTATTTCCATTTGATCCTTTAGGGAATACTATTGCAAGTAGAAAGGGGCAAGGATAATGGCTAAAACAGCAGAATTAGCACATAACAGAATAGATAGTCATGAAAAATTATGTCGAATCATGCAAAAACAAACACATGATAAAATATCAGACTTACAATCTCAGGTTACTAGAATAGAAAGAATACTGATAGGTATAGCTGGTGGCGTAATAATAGGTCTTTGCACTTTAGTTTTTGCTTTACTTAACACCTCATTATGATAATCCTTCGTTAGTGAAGGTCACAAACAAATACAACTACAAACAGTACACTCGGACAACGGACCGGGGACGAAGAGTTTATCTAGATGGTAAAGATAAATTACCCTCAGTGACCACAATTTTATCTAAAACAAAAGTAGATTCTGACGGAATAAAAGCATGGAGAGAAAGAGTTGGCGAAGCTGAAGCTCAAAGAATAATGAAAGAAGCAGCTGAAAGAGGCTCGATTATGCATGAAATGCTTGAAAGGTACGTGCATACCGATAACTTCGATACGCCTGCCCACGATGCTCCTATAGCTCATAAAATGGCTAATTTGATCATATCTAAAGGTTTTATATATTTAGATGAAATATGGGGTATTGAACAAAATATAGCATATCCGAATGAATATGCAGGTACCATGGACTGTGTTGGGGTATATAGAAAAAAACCTACAATAATTGATTTTAAACAAACAAATAAACCTAAACGAGAAGAATGGGTTGAAGATTATTATTTACAACTTACTGCATATATTTGTGCACATGAAAAACAATATGGTAAAATCGAAGGAGGCACAATACTAATGGCTTCAACTGGCCTTGTGTTTCAAGAATTTGATTTATCTGGAAGTAAACTAGATGAGTACAAAGATAAGTGGTGGAAAAGAGTTGAACAATTTAAAACCAATCACGCACAACCTCTCCAAGGGTCTTTGCAGAAAGCCTAAATTTTGAGTCTAGAGCCTTTAATATTTTTTCATCAACTGTTTTTTCAGCGACAAAATCAATGTAAGTTACCTTCTGGTCTTGACCAATTCGATGCGCTCTATCTTCAGACTGTACCCGATGCTCTGCATTATAGCTATTTGAGTAATAAACAACTACTCCAGCTTTTGTCAAAGTTATACCCATACCTCCAGTAGCAGGATTACCAATAAAAAATCTACACTTAGGATCATTTTGAAATCTTTCTATTGCCTCAGTTCTTGATTCAGATGATGTAGCACCATAAAAAGTTACAACTGATTCAGCTCCAAATTTTTTAATTAACTCTTTGTTTATTTGTTCTATGTTGTAAACATAAGTTGCCCAAATAATTATTTTTTGATCAGTGTCTTCACAAATATCTACTAAAGCATCTAATCTTTTATTTTTTACGCTTAAGACTTCACCTTCTTGTGATTTAAAATAACCACAAGTTATTTGATGTAGTCTTAAAATTTCTGTAACAACATTTGTAACAGTTAGTTCTTGATCTTGAAGATGGGCCCTGGCTTGTAGTCTTATATCATCATATAATTTTTGTTGTTCATCAGTTAATTGAATAATTCTTTTTGTATAAATTTTTTCAGGTAAGTCTAAACATTCTTTTTTAGTTTTTCTGTAGGCAAAGTTTTTAAGTTTAGCTTCTATTTCTGCTAAGTTTGTAAAACCTACAGGAACATTAATCTGTCTGCCTCCTAAAAATAAAGTTTCAAAATAACAATATCTATTTCTAAAAGCGACAATTGAATTAAACCCAAGATGTGCAGGATCTAAAAAATTACATTGTGTGTATAAATCTAAAGGATTTTTAGGAGTTGGAAATCCAGAAAGTATTCTTCTGTACTTTGATTTTTTTCTTAATTTAATAATATTTTTAGTTCTTCTTGCTTGATAATTTTTTACACACGTTGATTCGTCAACTACAACCATAGCATCGTGCAGGTTGCAAAACGTTTCTGCCCAAAATGAGCCTTTATCTCCTGATAAAGCTTCAATATTCATTACAAAAATCTTAAGTTTTACTGATGGTTTGTGCATAAAATTGACTAATTTTTGTTTAACCATTGTACTTTTCCAAAGTAAAACATCGTATTCAACATTTAAATGTTTAGGTATTTCTGTGTTATGCCAAACTGTATATACTGATTTAGGAGCAATAATTAAGGCACCATTTATAAGGTTTTGTGATCTTAAAACACCAATATTATCTAGTAAAACTTTAGTTTTGCCAGTACCCATTTCCATAAATAAGGCATATGTTTTTTGATCCCAACATTTTTCTAACGCTTCTAATTGGTGATCAAAAGGCTTAGTCTTAAAATTATATTTAGTTACCATCTCCCATGTTAATAAAATACTTGACAATAAAAATCAATAGTTTATTTTGATCAGCGGAGGACGTTATGGTAAAACAAATAGACATACAAAAAGTGTCGGGTGCTTTTATGAAAGCATCGGACGAACAAATCAATACAATATCTGTAAAGTGTACTGAGCTTCAGGAAGCAGAAAAAGAGATAGCGGATCTAGAAGAACAACTTAAGAAAAAGAAAAAAGATTCTCTGTTTTTATCTGAAGAGACTATTCCTAATCTCATGACAGAAGCAGGTGTGTCATCACTTGATTTGGCTGACGGAACATCAGTAAAGATTACTCCTTTTTACGGAGCAAGAATATCAAAAGATCGTCAAGAAGAGGCTTTCAAATGGTTGCGTGATAATAATCATGCAGACTTGATTCGTAATAATGTTGGAGTGTCGTTTACCGCTGGTGACGATTCAAAGGCTCAACACGTTCTGGAGCTTTTGACTAAGGCAAACTATAGACCCGTTCAAAAACAAGAAGTGAACGCCATGCAACTTAAGCAGTTCGTAAGGGAACAAACGGAAAAAGGTGTAACATTACCTGCCGATTTGTTTAGCATCTATGTAGCTAATAGAACGAAAATAAAAACAAAAGAGAAAATATAATGACGAAAACGAAAAACGGAAACGTAGAAGTAAAGCCAAACTTTTCTATTGCGTCTGTTGGAGAAGATCTAGCAGACAAGGGGTTTGAGCAAATGGGTGCAAAAGATTTAGCGCTACCTTTTCTTAAGGTGCTAGGTCAATTGTCTCCGCAAGTAACACAAGGCGATCCAGCTTTTATACAAGAAGCTAGACCAGGGATGATCTTTAACAGTGTCACACAAGATCTGTTTGATGGTCAAAAAGGTATTGAGGTTGTTCCTTGTTATTACAAGCTTGAGTATTTAGAATGGCCTGATAGGCAGGAGGGTGCAAATGCACCAGCTGCTACTCACTCAGCTGATTCTAATATTCTTGGGCAGACAACAAGAGATGATCAGAACTTGGATAGATTACCAAACGGTAACTATGTTCAGGAAACTGCATCACATTTTGTGATAAGGGTATCAGAGGGTATCCCTCAGGAGTCTGCACTCATGAGTATGAAAGCCACTCAAAGAAAAAAATCTAAGATGTGGAATTCAATGATGAGAAGTGTAAAGGAAAAACGATCGGATGGTAAGGGTTTTTACACCCCTGCTATGTTTACTCAAAGATATTTACTAACTACTGTGCTTGAAAAAAATGCAAAAGGCACATGGTATGGTTGGAAGATATCTCACATTGGAGCTGTTCAGAATCAAATGACACTTGATGCTGCAATGGGATTCTATGACAGTTGTTTAAAAGGCAATGTTAATGTGAAGTATGAGCAAGAATCCGCAAACACGAACCCAGGAGCGAATCCTGTACAACAAGAAGGTAAACCAGCTGGTCGACCATTCTAATGTTAGACAGATTCAAGGAGCTGTTCAGCGGACTTGATGTTGCTTACGGTGAGTATTATCTCAATGGTGAGCGAGACAACAAGACCGGTAAGGAAAAAGGTAGGGCCACAACTAAACGTGGCCCTGTCACTGATGAATTATTTCAAAGACATTTAAATGGTGAAATTAATTTAGGCATCATTCCTATAAGATCAGACAACTCGTGTACATGGGGTTGTATTGATGTCGATAAATATGATCTTGATTACAAAACACTTATTAAACAATTTAGAACAAAGGGATATCCTTTAGTACCTTACAGATCTAAGTCTGGAGGAATGCATTTATTTATACACACAATTGAATCTGTATCAGCATCAGATATGATTGATAAGTTACATGAGATAGCAGCTGATCTTGGATTATCCGGTTGTGAAATTTTTCCTAAACAAAGAAAAATAATGGTGCATAAAAACGACCTTGGTAACTGGCTTAATATCCCCTATCAACAAGCAGCAAGAACTACACGTCATGCTATTTACGATAATGGTATGGGTATACCAATACATGAGTTTTATGATTGGGTACAAAAATTTAGAATAAATAAAAAAACTTTTCAAGATATAACAATTGCTTCTGATGGCTTTCCATTAGAGGAAGGATTTGATCAATTTCCTCCGTGTCTACAAGCTTTAATTAGAAACGGTTGTTCAGACGGTTTTAGAAACAATGCACTTACAGGTTTTGCAACATTAGCTAAAAAGAGAAATCCAGAAGGCTGGCAAAAAGAGGTATGGGAAAGGAACGAAGGTTTTAATCAACCATTACCTGCAAGAGAAGTTCAAGCATTAATTACTCAATATGAAAAAAAAGAATATCAGTACAAGTGTACCGATGCACCACTTAAAAATCATTGCAACTCTGCTGTGTGTAAAGAATTAAAATATGGAATTGATAGTGTTGATTACTTACCAACAATAGATTCTTTTCAAGTATTAAAAACAAAACCACCTATTTATTTTTTGACCATAGATAAAAAGACAGTAGAGCTTACAGGAAAACAACTTAATCAGCAACAGCTCTTATCAGAACAGTTATTTGATCAAGCAGATATAGTTTGGCAAAAAGTTAAAGACAAAGATTATAGAGTTTTTTTAAATAAACTCAAGTCCATGCAACAACCTATTGAAGGATATGATGAAAGTAATGAAGCAGAAGAAGAATTTAAAGACACTATGATACAGTTTACACAAGAAACTCAACAAGCAGATAATGCATCACAAGTTGAGGCAGAAATGTGGTATCTACATCAGAATGTAATTGTATTTAAATATAGAACATTTGAAAGATTTATTAAGAAATCAGATAAAGCAGCTAAAAAATTTGAAATCATAAGCATGCTCAAAAAAAATGGGTGCACTAAACATGATTATTACGATAAACTTAAATTAAAATATGTTTGGTTGTGTAAAAAAATGGACGAGCCAGTCATAGAAAGATCTAATTTAGTATTCCAAAGAAAGAAAGCACCTTTTGAAAAAGAGAACAATTAAAATATTTGGTCCTCCAGGGACAGGTAAAACCTATACTTTATTAAATAGATTAGATAAATGGTTTAACAAAGGCATTCAACCAAGAGAGATAGCTTATCTTTCTTTTACAAACAAAGCTGTTAACGAAGCTAGATTTAGGGCCAACAAAAAGTTTCCTGGTTGTGATGATGAAGATCTATCAAACTTTAGAACTATACATAGCTTCTGTCGTAAGTTTAGAAAACAAGTACCTGTATTAGATCCTGAAATAGACATGGTTGAATTTGCACAAAATTTAGGAATGGCTAAACCTGCATATGAAAGTTACAATGGTGTCAAAGTATTTAATGATTGGTCTCTTCGTGTATATGATAAGTCAAGAAACAAATTAATTAAACCTGAAGAACAATTTGTTGACGAACAATTTAAAAGAGCAACCCTTCCTAAATTTCAATTAATCTATCAACAGTATGAGTTATTTAAACAAGAACACAGAGTTGATTTTACAGATATGATTACACATTTTATTGACAACGAAGAAGCTCCCTATCTTAAAGTTTTAATTATAGATGAAGCGCAAGATCTAACACCGCTACAATGGAAGATGGTGCATAAGTTAGCTGCAAGAGCTGAAAGAATTTATATTGCAGGAGATGATGACCAGGCAATATTTGAGTGGAACGGAGCAAACGTAAAAGATTATATTGAGTTTCCAGGTAGAAATTATATTTTAAAACAATCACACAGAATACCAAAAGTTGTTCATGATTTTAGTGGTTATATTTCTGACATGATCAAACCAAGGGTTGTAAAAGAATTTTTACCTTCGAGTAAACACGGACACATACGAACACATTCTTCGTTTTTAGATATTGTAGATATGATAAGTCAATCAGATGGTGACTGGCTTATACTTGGAAGAACACAGGAAATAGTTAGAGAGCTGGAAGACCTTGCACGTAATGCGGGAGTATTTTTTCAAAACACAAAAGGTAAAACTTCTTTTGATATCAATAAATGGAACGCTATAAAAAGCTGGAATAAGTTGATGAATAAGGGTCTTGTAAGTAAAGAAGAAGCTGGTATACTATACACTTATGTTAATGAGATCGCATTCGGTTGGAGATCCATTGAAAGCAAAAGATGGATGAATATTCCTAGTAGTGATAAAATGGATTTAGATTTCCTAAGAGTTTTCGCAGGTTTAGTAGCTGATCCAGGACCTTGGCAGCAAGTATTTAATAGAAATTTCCCAGAAAAAGATAAGTTTTATTTTGAAAAGATTTTAGAAAATAAAATAAATTTAGATTTAGTATCTAGAGTCACGATTGATACGATACACTCTGTAAAAGGAGGAGAGGCGGATCATGTTTGTGTTTATGAAAAAGCTAACTGGCCCGCACACTTTGGACACAAGATAGGGGTTGCAAGAAGTTCAGAAGCTAGGGTATGGTATGTTGGAATTACAAGGGCAAGAGAAACTTTACATATACTTAGGACATATCATGAGTATTTCTTTCCATTGGCAAGATTGTATAATCAGTTTATAAAGGATAATTATGGTAGTGGCTAAAGGCAATTGGGATTATTCAAAAGAACCTAAACTTAGGATCTTATCATTGGGAGCTGGTGTGCAATCATCTACGATGGCACTTATGGCTAATGAGGGGGCTTTTGGCCGCAAACCAGATTATGCTATTTTTGCTGATACTGGTTGGGAGCCAAAAAAAGTTTATGATCATTTAAAATGGTTGGAAAGCCAATTAAGTTATCCAGTAATAATTACAAAAAATCATTTAAAATCAGGTAGTATTAAACAAGATCTAGAAGATGCTGCAAAAGGTAATGGATATATTATGCTTCCTTTCTTTGCTAAAAATACTGAAACCGGTAAGATTGGTATTGGCCCACGTCAATGCACCAGAAATTACAAAATAACTCCTATTAATAGACAGATAAGAAAGCTTATAGGATTAAAGGACAGGCAAAGATTTCCAAGATCATTATGGATTGAAGTCATGGTAGGTATATCAACCGATGAAGCAATGCGTATGAAGCCATCTCGAGAAAAATGGATACAAAACGTATGGCCATTGATTGATCATAAGATGTCCAGGCAAGATTGTTTAGATTGGTATGAAGGTAAAAATTACAAACGACCAGCAAAAAGTTCTTGTATAGGTTGTCCATATCATGATAATACTCTTTGGAATGAAATCAAAGTTGAAACGCCTGAAGAATTTGAAGAGGCTTGCAGACTAGACGATATGATTAGACACACAGGTCGTGACCCTAATATTGAAAGATACTTACACAGGAAAGGAATTCCTTTAAGATCTGTAGATTTTGAAACATTACTTAAAAAGAAAAAGAAACCTGAAGATCAATTAGATTTATTTAATAACGAATGCGAAGGTATGTGTGGAGTCTAAAAAGAAAGCTCTAGAATACCAGGAAGGCGGAAAACATTACGTTCAACATGTGATTCAGCCTGTTGTTTATTGCATGAAAAATAAACTTAACACAATTGATTCAAACATAATAAAATATGCAACTAGAAGAAAGCCAGGCGAAACTGCCAAACAAAGATATAACAAAATAATTCATTATGCAAAACTAGGAATAGAATTAGATGACGAATCAAATTAATTTTACATTTCAAGATTCAGATTGGACACCACCTACAAGTTTTCCTGATTTAAGAAACGAACCTGAGGTAGCTATAGATTTAGAAACTAAAGATCCTGATATAAAAGTTAAGGGACCAGGATGGCCAACGATGAATGGTAATGTAATTGGTATATCTGTAGCCACTAATAATTTTAAAGGTTACTACCCAGTAGCTCATGAAGCTGGTAGTAATATGGATATTAGAATGGTTCTAAATTGGGTCCAAGACATCTGTAGATCTAAAGCTATTAAATTGTTTCACAATGCTGCTTACGATATTGGTTGGTTAAGAGCTCATGGAGTTGTGGTGTATGGAAAGATTGCTGACACAATGATTGCTGCCGCATTAATTGATGAGAATAGAAGAGGATACAGTTTGAATGCTTTGTCAGTTGATTATTTATCTGAACTTAAATCTGAAGCAGGTTTAAGAGAAGCAGCACAAGATTGGGGAATAGATGCAAAAGGAGAAATGTTTAAGCTACCTGCTAAATTTGTAGGTCCCTACGCAGAACAAGATGCAGTGTTGACTTATAAATTATGGCAAAGATTTAAAACTGAAATTACCAAACAAGATCTAACTGATGTATGGGAAATGGAGATGGAGCTGCTACCTCAATTAGTGCAAATGAGAGCACATGGCGTGCGTGTTGACCTTGAGGGTGCAGAAACATTGAAGAAAGAATTTTTAAAAAGAGAAAAAGCAGCGCTGTTGAAAATTAAGAAAGCTGCGGGTATGGATATAGATATATGGGCAGCTAGATCTATTGCAAAAGCATTTGATAAGTTGAAGATATCTTACCCTCTCACTGAGAAGGCTAAAGAACCATCTTTTACTCAAAATTGGTTGACTAATTGTGAGGAACCCATAGCTGGTTTGATTCGTGAAGCGAGAGAAGTTAATAAATTTCACTCTACTTTCATCGATTCAATTTTTAAATTTGAACATAATGGGAGGATTCATGCAGAAATAAATCAGTTAAGGGGTGATGCAGGGGGAACCGTATCCGGTAGGCTCTCTTATGCTCACCCCAATTTACAGCAAATTCCAGCTAGGAACAAAGACCTGGGACCCAGGATCCGATCGTTATTTCTACCTGATAAAAATTGTAGATGGGCTTCATTTGATTACTCTCAACAAGAACCAAGACTGGTAGTACACTATGCTGCAAGTATAGGCTTTAATGGCACAGAGGACCTCATACAGGCCTATCAAGAGGAAAATACGGACTTCCATCAGACTGTAGCTGACATGGCTCAAATACCAAGATCTCAGGCCAAAACAATTAATTTAGGAATATTTTATGGTATGGGAAAAAATAAACTTTCACGTGAATTAGGTATTGATAAGCAACAAGCAGATCAAATACTTAAGGAATACAATCAAAAAGTACCTTTTGTTAAACAGTTAGCAAATAGAGCTGCTGAATCAGCAGATAAGAATGGTGCAATTTGGACTCTAAAAGGGCGTAAGTGTAGATTTGATATGTGGGAGCCAAGTTCTTTTGGTTTACATAAGGCAACTACATTTGAAGACGCAGTTAATAAATATGGTAAAAATAATATAAAACGTGCAATGACTTACAAAGCATTAAATAGATTGATACAGGGATCTGCTGCAGATCAAGTTAAACAAGCAATGATAGATTGTGCTAAGAAAAATTTTATACCTTTAATACAAATACATGATGAGTTATGTTTTAGTATACCATTTGAAAGACTAGAACCTGCATGTAAAGAAATTAAAGATATAATGGAAGTTTGTATACCTGAGTTGAAAGTACCTTCAAAAGTAGATATAGCTACGGGTATGAACTGGGGCCAAACAAATGACAGTAAAAATTAACGAAACATTAAATATAGGCCAATGTCCTATGTGCCATGAACATACACATTTTAATCCAACTAAAAATAAAAAACTTTTCACTTGCACTTTGTGTTCAGAAACTGTTGAGCAAAAAATAAACGGAAAGGTAGTCTATACCGAAGTTGATGTTCCGGGTGTTATAGTAGATTCAGAGTATTAGTCTTCTACTTTTAATTCTTTTAGTGCATCAGTTACACTTTGATCATTAATAGCTACTTTTAATTTCTTGATGTCAATGTCGAGCCATTTCATGTCAGGTGTTACCCTATTTTGGTCCAGTGCTTGTGCTGCCCACTGATGCTCCAATTTGAGTTTCTTTTGAACTAATTGTTGTAAGCTCATTTGTTACCTCTTCAATTGTGCAGAAAAAACGATCCGGTGTATATATCGGATCTCGGTCTTTAGGTTGTATTTTACCTTCATAACCTTTGACGAAGAAATTTTTTAAACCATCTTCATCGTTTTGTCCGCTTATTACCTCATCGTAGTACATACCTTTATGTCTTATTTGTACACGATAAGCTTTCGTGGGTGTATTATATGCACTTTTATTGAATCCTGTCAAGTCCTTACCTTTGGTTTTTGTGGCGGGATTATGACCTGATTACACTCAAATTTTATATATAATCTGTGTTCATTGACATCATTTGGCCCTATTTCAATTAATTTTTCTTGTGATTCTGCATAACCATCTATCATACACTCATAAATTGTAGGGTATGTTGTAGGCATTAAAAATGGTGGCAGGCAACTATTGGCAGCACCACTACACATAATCATTGTAAGTATGAACTCCATAAAATTACTTACACTTTTTTTAAGCCAATGTAAATATATCTTGACTTCAAATGGGCATTTTGTATTATCGTGGGATAACAACAAGGATGGTAACTTATGAACAAAGAAGAACTAATCTCTAGAATAAATAATCTTGTAGAGATGTTATACCTTTCAGGACAAAAGAAAGGTCTAAATGATGCTGGAGAAATATTTTCTCCTGGTATTAGCAAAGGCTCAGATCCACACCCAACTCGTGGTGTTAAATCTTGGTCAGCAAAATCATTTACAGTTAAAATTCATGATGAAGACGATACGATTGAGTTTTGGGTAGATGGTGAACTTAAAAACAGACACAAATCTAATGCAGCAGCTATTAAGTTTGAACAATTACTTATGCAAGTAAAAGATCAATTAGCTAGTTGGAATGCAGTAGATATTAAAAAGGAAAACTAATGAGTAGGCGCGATGGAGATAAGGACTATCATTGCAATTGGGTGTCGTTTTCAAAAGCAGTGCATAACATAATTAAAGATATACCAACTTATGATTCGGAAGGTAGGATGTTATCACCGGAAGATTATCGTTGGGCCTATGCAGTGAAAAGGTTAATTAATACTATCTTTGAACCTGAAGGTGGTGATCGAGGTATTTCATTTTTTGATAAGGAGATAGCTAATCAAACTATCAAGGCTGATTTACTTAGAAGAAAAAATAATAAACTAACACCATGATTGCTGTTGGGATTATTAAAACTATATTGTTGGTAAGTCTATGTATTGGCATATTCTTACCACGATTTAGTTTATTAGTTTTAGTATGCACATTATGGTATTTTATGTAACGGAGGAATATGGACGTAAATAAATGGAAATCAGTAGCCGTGAGGAAGAAATCTCATACGTTGCTGCAGGCGTTGTGTTTAAAAGAATATCGAAAGCCAGCCGAGTACATTGAGCTTTTGATTGATAAAGAGGTAGTAAGAAGAGCTAAAGATAGAGGTATGACAGCTGATGCTTACGAAACTAAAATAATGAAGGATATGGAGAAGACGGGAGGTAAAAATGGCAGACGCAAATGAGTCTACATTTTATAAAAGCTGTCCGAGTTGCGATGGCAATCATTATGTAAAAAAAGAGCTTCCATCAAATGTCTTGCAATTAGATGGTGATAACTATATGAATTGTCCTATATGTGTCGTACAAAACGACAAGACCACGGACAACGGACCAGTGACGGTTTTCAAATGATAGGAGACACCTTCATCAATGAGTTACCATCATCGATCTTCCAAGAGGTTGTCTCCTGTCAGAAACAGGAGCAATGCACACAGAATACGAATCAGAACCAGTTTCATCAGAGACGAGGCTATGGAAAGCAGTGCTATGGAGAGCATTTGATGACCTATTTTATAAAGGCCTTGAACGATCTCTTGTTGTGGCTAAAAAATCATCAAAACTTTGGTTTCAAAACAGAGACAAGGACTTTAGGTTAGTATGCATGTTTGCTGCTTACGAACCAGAGTATGTGTTAGATCAGTACAACAGACTAAGAAAGACAAGAATAGATTTCAGTTACACTCAAGAACAAAAAAATTATTTAAAACAAAGGGAGAAATATCTAAATGACTATAGAAGGAGATTCTAAAGATTACGATTTACTTGCATCCTGGAGTGAAAGAGTTGCAAAACATAGCAAACGAAAAATAATGTTAACTGCCGAAGTAGGCATGAGAAAAGGGTTAGGAACTAAATTAATTTTAAACTATATCCGACCAAATTACTCAGGATTACATTTCCATGTGAGTATAGATCCATACGGAGATCTAGTTTACGAACATTACGATAAGACTAAGCCTAGTAAAATGGACTACAACGAAAAGATGTTTGCTGAAGTTAAGAAAGATTTTGCAGGTGAACCAAGATTTAATTTATTAAATATAACAGATAGAGTATTCATGGAGAAGTATTACTATGGTGTTGAATTTTATTGGGATTCAAAAGAATATTTACTCAATGAGTATTCTCTTGTGCATTTTGATGGTCCACACAAAACAACAGACGTAATTAATGAAGCAGTTTTCTTTGCAGAGAGAGCAGCTCCAGGTGCTGTGTTTATTTTTGACGATTGGCAAACCTATGATTGTAATATTGTAAGAGACGTGTTAAACCGATATGAATTTGAATTCTGCAGCAATGGCTCCAGAAAAATGATAGTACAAAAACAAGATGAAAAAATTAATAATAAAAACAATAGTAAAACTTAGAATGTTTTACGCTGATGTAAGAGGCCACCATGGTAAGCGTTGGAACTACGAGCCTGGTGATCATTACATGAGAGGAAATAAAAACAAAAAATGACAGTTAGTTTTGGTCTAGGAATGTTGTTAACCGGCTTAATAGCAATTTTAGTTGGGGGCCTGGCTGTTTGGTATGTAATAAATAATTATGTCGACTTGGAAAGAGATAAGTAAACAAGAATTTGATTCACCAGTCAAAACTTCTGATCAATACGAATCAGAGATAGAACTGCTTAAGAAAAACCATACTATTGAAGTAGAAGGTTTGAGAGCAGACCTTATGGCTAAGGACCAAGAAATTGGTAGACTTATGAATAAAATTAATATAAAAAAATAACAGGTTAAGTTTTTTAACCCTTTCTTAGAGTAGGGGAAGCGAGAGTGGAACCTACTTAAAAGCTCTCTTTAGGCTTTTAGTTAACTGGGTGAGTAGCATTTTGTTGCTCACCTAGACTATTTATGTTCCTATGTTTCACGTGAAACTAGAATTTTTCTTTCCTATATAGATACTTCTAAGTAAATAATATTTTTATAATGATTTACATCAATAGTACCCAGACTCACAGAAAACATACTATTAACTAACAATACCAACACTTATATTGTCATACTAGTACACAGAAAGTACACAGAATTTCATACTACTAAAGGGCTGGCGATCTTCAGGTAATTTTGATATATACATAGTTAGAATAATCTTATACAGGAGCATAATGTCAAGAACTGGGCTAACAATAGCAAATAGTAAAAAAACACATTTGAATCTCACACCAAAACAAAGAACTTTTGCTGAGGTATATGTAGCTAATTACCCTAACATCACAAAAAAAGAAGCTGCAAAGCAAGCAGGTTACTCTGAGCCTACTTGTGAAAAATGGGGATCAATTCTAACTAATCCTGATAAGTCACCTCACGTTGTCTCCTATATTGAAGAGATGAGAGAAAAAGGTATTGCACATTTTAAAGATTTTTTAAGACATTTAAAAAGACTCGATGGTTTGTCTAAAAGAGCTGAGGACAAAGGCCAGATGGCAGCAGCAATTAATTCAGAATTTAGACTTGGTCAAGCTGCAGGTTTTTATATTGATAGAAAAGAAATTAAAACGCAGAATTTATCTGCATTGAGTAAAGATGATCTTATTAAATCAATTAAGGAGTTGCACGATGAGCTTGGTGAAACGAAAGTTATCGAAATACCAGCAGACGCTGAGGACGTTGAAGTCCAAAGCGGACAAGACCAAGAAGTTTAAAGATTTTCTTGCGGTATTAAATTTTATTAACAATAGCTCATTTGTCAGCACACATGTGGGGGAGGTCAGAGTTGAGACAGAAGAAAATTAAAATTGGATATGACGATTTAAAAATCAAATCAATCTTGTTTAAAGATAATACGTTAGGAGAATATGATGCTCAAAACAAACAAATCTTATTGGACAAAAATCTTAAAAGCATTGAAAAAGGCAATACGTTCCTTCATGAAATTTTACATGCCGGATTAGATTATTCTGGTCTAAGTGCTGATGGTGGTCCAATTACAAACGTTAAAAAGGAAGAGCTTGTAGTAAATGCTTTGACAAATCTCTTGGTGCAAGTTATCAGAGATAACAAGTGGTTCTTACCTTATCTAAATGAACTAATTAATGGAGCTAAAAATGGCAAAGGGGCCAGAAGCAAAATTATGGCAAGACGTAAAAAAAGCGTTAAAAGACGCTCACTTGGTAAGAATAGAAAATAAAGCTTGCCCAGGTGTACCTGATGTAAATGGTTGCTATAACGGTGTTGAATTTTGGATTGAACTTAAGGTAATAAAAGGTAACTCACTTCGCCTATCTAAGTTTCAAAAAGCCTGGATTTACGAGAGAACTAAATTTGGTGGAAAGGTTTTTGTGTTGGCCCGACCCCTCACGGAGTCGGTCTATAAAGTTTACGAAGGTAGCAACGCGATCCAGGGCCACAGGTCCCGTTTTCCCGTTGCAGTAATAAGAGACAGCGATGACTGGTATAAATTCTATCACCTGCTGGGACCTGGCCAGAGATGCAGCTCCTGAAACCCCGTTCCCGTTGTCAAGCAAATTAGTTGTTGGTTTGTTATAACTACTACCAGAAGCCGCGGGCGCCGGCGAAAAACCTGAAGCTCAGAAAGATCAATGATTACGCAAAATCCCGTTCCCGTTGACAGGTAAAATTGAACTTTGCTGGGTTTTTTACCATCTCATCGGCAGCGTCCCCGCGAGACCAGCTTGGTTCAGGATCACAGGATATGGTTTCCCGTTTCTCGGTCAAACACATTAGGTTGTGGTTTTTTCTAATTAAGACTGGATCTGGATGGCCAGGAGCTGATGCAGCTGTTACAGGTGAATCCCATTCCCGTTGGTAAGGAAAAGGCTAATAAGGAGGCGCTTACTATAATAAACTGCATCAGGAGCCCAGCAGCAGGTCCCTGAAGAAAACGCTTGACCTTCGGGTGGGGAAGCTGTATACCGGCAATGGTAGCTCATTAAGTAATTCGTACATCTCTAATGTATGGCTCCTGTTTCTTGGTGGGCTGCCGTTAACAATGAAAGGATAATCCCGTTCCCGTGCTAAAAGTAATGATGATTGCTGGTATGTTATCACTGTTGGCAACAGGCACCGGCCGCTTCGCTCTGCTGGTGGGTTTGAATATTTTTTTAATTTATTTTTTTTAGGTTTGACAATGTCGTGGGATTTGATAAGATGAACTCAACTAAAAACAAAGGAGCAAACATGGACGAGAAGTTAATAAAAGAACTCAAAGAAAAGTTTATGAAAAACTTTCCTATTGAGTTTGTTGCAATCAGACCATTGGAAGAGCAGTACAAGTCTTGTGAAGATTATCACAAGTACTCTGTCAATCATGGTAGAGATGCATTTTTATTTCATAGAAGAAAAGAAATAGAACTGCCTGCCCTATTTTTTATTCCATACAAAAGAAATATGGTTTCAGAAAGAGGTAATCAATTTATCCAAATGGGTAAAAGAGTTGAAGTCTTGCATGACCCTGAACCCAAATCACCTTTTGGTGAAATGGTAATAGGTTGCAAGTTTTCTAGTGATATATCAAAGAACTTAGCCGTGACTGTGGTGTCAGGTATGCTTGATGATTTCAATGCACCTTTCTATACTTTCATGACTGAGGCTTATGCTATGAAAATAAAAAAGGGTGAAGAAACTAATCTTGCACCTAGTGAACACCCTGATAGGCAAGAGATTATGATGATCCATACTTGTGACCAAATAAAAACAATTGGGACGCATTTTCCTATTCTTGATAATGATTTAGGTAAAGCTGAACATCATGATGAAATGGGTGATGATAGACGAGGTAAATTCTCAAACTTGTTCAAGGAAATACAAGCACCATCTAAAACAAACTAAAATCAAATCCCCGTTCCCGTTGTCAAGCAAAATGCAATGGGGACGGTTTTTTAATACTGACCAGAGTCCGCGGGCGCCAGCGAAAAATCCAGTTCAAAAATCTACATAAACAAACGATTTCCCGTTCCCGTTTTGAAGCAAATTGCATTTTTGCTGGGTTTTTTACATCTCACTCTGGGCAGCGGCCCTGGCGAAAATTCACGGAAAGATAAGGATAAATGCCGTTTCTGGAAAAAAAGCAGACGGCAGCTCACCTGTGCTTTAAAAAAATGGCAGGTGAACTTCAGGACACAGATTTGGGTGTGGTCTTGAACACAACTGTAAGTTGTAAATAAATATATATCTTATCTTGACTTATGAAATCTTATGACTATATTAAAATATGAAAGGAGTATTAAACTTATGCCTAGTAATAATCAAATAGTTGAATTGAAGTCTTTAGTAATGACTTCAAAAGATAACAATGAGATTGTTGAGAGATTGAAATCTTTTCTTGAACGATTGAATAATGAGAAAAGAATTAATTGGCAAATGTTGGCTTGTTATTTAGATGGAAAAATATTTGAATTTATACAAGCGAACAAAGACAATGAAGTTGTTAGCAAGTTTGCAAATGAGTTAATAGAAGAACTTGCAGAACAATTCAATCTTAATCGACAATTATAAACCTAATCATTAACTAACAAGCTAATGTAATTGAGGGCGACTTAACACTCGCCCTCTTTTTTTTTATCTCATAAGTAATTCTTACCAATCCCAAAATCGACACAACCTCGACAGCAACCCCGACCCCCCTTTTATACGTTGATGTAACTTATAATGTGTGTTAGGATGCAAGAAATTCAAATACAATTGGCCAAATATACTTATGGACCTAAACCAGTTACCAAGAGAAAAACTAGAGAAATTAAAACAATTCTTAGATGCTAAAAAAATATTAAAGGGCAGGTCAGATTTTTTATATTTTGTAACTCAGGTTTGGCCTGACTTCATTTATCGTAAGGCTAAACATAAAACACAATGGGGCCACCATCAAATTATAGCTGATAAGTTTGATAGAATAGCAGATGGATCTCTTAAAAGATTAATTGTTAATATGCCACCAAGGCATACTAAATCTGAGTTTGCATCTTACTTGTTACCTGCCTGGATTATAGGAAAGAATCCTAAAGCAAAGATAATGCAAGTTTCACATAATGCTGAACTATCACAACGTTTTGGTCGGAAGGTGAGAAATCTTGTTGACTCTGAGGAATATAAAAAAGTATTTCAAAACGTAACTCTATCACAGGATTCCAAAGCTGCTGGACGTTGGGAGACTAATCAAGGTGGTGAATATTATGCTGCTGGTGTTGGTGGTTCCATCACGGGACGTGGTGCTGATGTCCTTATTATTGATGACCCGCACACTGAACAAACTGTAGGATCAAAAGAATCTTTAGAACGAACATTCGAATGGTATACGTCTGGCCCTCGTCAGCGTTTGCAGCCTGGTGGTGCTATTGTACTTGTCATGACACGATGGGCACAAAATGATCTTACAGGTAAACTGATTCGCGAACAGCGGAACCCAGGTGCTGATCAATGGGAGGTAGTTGAATTTCCAGCTATCCTGCCTAACGATGAACCTGTCTGGCCTGAGTATTGGACAAAGGAGTCCCTCCTTGGAACAAAAGCGTCTATACCAATTACAAAATGGAATGCGCAGTACATGCAGAATCCTACTGCAGAAGAAGGAGCAATATTAAAACGTGAGTGGTGGCAATCATGGGATGCTAATAAATTACCAGAACTTAAACATATCATACAAAGTTATGATACTGCTTTCTCTAAAAAAGAAACTGCAGATTACTCAGCTATAACTACATGGGGTGTGTTTACACCTTTTGAAGATTATAAACCTGCATTGATATTATTAGATGCATTACGTGGTAGATATGACTTTCCAGAACTTAAAATGGTTGCTTTCGATCAGTATAAATACTGGGACCCAGAAACGGTAATCGTGGAGAAGAAAGCTACAGGAGAACCCCTGATCCAAGAAATGAGAAAAATGGGTGTCCCTGTTGTAGAGTTTGTACCAGTAAAGGGTAAAGACAAACACGCAAGAGTTCACGCTTGTGCTCCAATCTTTGAATCAGGTCAGGTATTCTATCCTGAAGGAGAAAGATTTGCAGAGGAGTTAATTGAGGAATGTGCAGCATTTCCCTTTGGTGAGTTTGATGACTACGTGGACAGCACCACCCAAGCTGTGTTAAGATATCGTAAGGGTAATTTTGTGAGCTTATTTTCAGATGAACCTGAAGAACCCAAGAATAAAGGTGAAAGGCCAAAGTATTATTTTGAATGACAACTATACCAAAGAAAAAACCATATACTAAAAAGAAGTTTCTAGAACAAGCTGAATTATATATTAAAGGTTCTAGGGGAGGTTTTGGTAAAGTAGAAATGCATAACAAAATTGTAGAAAAAGGAAATATACTTAGAAACCAAGGAGTCCCAAGAAAAGATGTTATTTCTATAATTAAAAAAGCAAATCAAAATGTTAATAGATTATTTAGACAAAGAGCAATGAGGAGAGATAAGTGATAGATCAATTACCTAAAATACCTGATGACAATACTTATCAACCAGTTGAGGTTAATAAAAAAACGCAAGAGAAAGTAACGCTCAACGACCTACCACCGCCAGGTGCTCTGTTACAAAGACCCATAACTGAACGTGAGATATTAGCACTTAAAGCTTTTGGAAGTGATACATTAAATTTATTAAATGAAATTTCTAAAGATATGCTTCCAGGGATTGGAGAAGCAAGAGCTGTTGAATACACAAATCAAGAAATAGCTGCTCTAAAAAATGCTGTTGAAGAAAGAGATGTTCCAGGAACAATCGTTCATGGTATTGGAGTCCCAGTCATGTCAGCAGGGACATTACCTTATTGGCTAGGAGGTGGGGTAATAGGTGGAGCTGCAGCGTTTTTAATGAGAGATATCATAGGTAAAGGGTATCGTAACATGACGTCTAAATTTAGAATGCAAGAACCTGCTAGAGGAGCTAGCCCACGAACAGATATTCCAGAAGAGGTTTTAGAACAACCTGGTCAAAAAGTTGCAAACCAAAGAGCTGACATTGTTGTTAAGCAAAAAGATGTACCAGTAAAAATTACTGAAAAATTTAATTTTGGTGAAACAGGCACACCTGTCAGAACAAAATACTCAAAGTCTACTTCTGATTTTTTAGGCTCAAGATCATTTGATGTAATTGCAAAAGAAAATTTTACAGGGATGAACAATGATCAAATAACTAATCGTGTGATAAATTTAATTAGAACTGGTAAAGTAAACAGAGAAGAAATTTTTGATGCAGGTATTTTAAAACTAGATGAAAGTTTTAAACCTATTGGTGGAGCTTTAGCATCAATACCAAAAGAAATTGGTGGAACAATATCAAAACAAGATATCCTTAAGATGTTAAAAAACGCACCTTCTCAAAGACTCAAAATAAATAGATATGGGAGTCGAGATTTTGATTCTGACTTTTTTGATCTCTATGCTTCAACAGATATTATGAATGCAAATCTAAAGGGCAGTCTTAATGAAAAAATATTTCAAACAACCAACACTGCAGATAGAGCTGCGTTTAGAAATGTTGAACAAATACTAACAGATTTACAAAAGTCTTATGACAAAACTGCATCTAATAGAACGGTTGTTGCAAACTTTGCAAGTGATAGAAAACTTAATCCGTTAAGAGATATCATACCATCACTTTCAGTTGGAGATCAGCAAATTATGAGATCCTTTATATCTAATATAGAAAAAATGAGAAAGTATGTTTCTCCTAGCAAAGGTGAGTTTTCAGGACCTGCGAAACACTCTACGTCTACTACTACAGGTGGAGATAATTATTATGAAACTGTAATAAGTTTAGATGAAGCAATACCGGGCAATAAGAGTAAAGGTAAATTTGTTGAAAGCGGACATTTTCCAGATGTAAACCCTGTAGTTCATTACAGAGCTAAAACTAGATATAATCAAAAAGGCGAACCTATAATTGCTATTGATGAAATACAATCAGACACCCTTCAACCTTTTTACGGAGGATCTAAGTCAGCTGATATTCGAAAAGCTATGAATAACCCTTATGGTAAATCTTTAGTTGAATCAATTATTAAAAAAAGATTACTTACTTTAGTTGATGAACAAAAACCAATATTAGCAAAGTTAAGAAAACAATCTTTAACAAGTGCAGAAATGAAAAAATTAAATGATCTAGATGCTGAACAAGCTTTGTATAAAAAATATTTTCAAAAATCAGAACTTATGACAGACGAGTCTATGCAAAAACTTTACAAAGCAGTAGGAGATGCAACTAAAAAAAGTCCTGATTACTATCCTTATTTAAAATCATATTATGAACTGGCTCTTAGATCCGCGGTCAATGATGCAATCGTAAAAGGCAAAAGAGGAATCACAGTCGTTCCGGTAAGTAAAAATACCCACCACTCAAAAGACAAAGGTCATTATCTTTACTATGGTGATGAAAAAGGTTCAAAGCTAAAAGCATTAGAGCAAGGTGCATTACCAGCGCCAGGTAAAAAAAGTAGTCCAGATGCTATATATCCAGCAACATTAAAAAAAATTGCTAAACAATTTAAACAAGATTATGGAATTGATTTAGTTGTTAGAAAACAAAAAGTATTTAATACATCAATGCCAAAGGATGGAAGTTATGCAATTAGAAATCCAAACGGAACAATAATGGCTACGTTTAAGAAAAAAGCAAACAGAGATTATGTGTTAAACAAATTAAATTCAAACAGATCAACATCTGACAGATTAGCTGCTGATTTATTAGGTGGAGAGGATATTAAAGTTGAAGAAGCATTTAGCGGAATAGTGTTAGAAATACCAGAGAATGCAGCTAAGTTATTAAAGAAGAAAAAGATGAGATCTTATAAAACGGGTGGTTTGGTTGCGTTTGAGCCAAAAAGAGAGTATTTTGCATCAATATTTTAATTATGAAAAATCTAGCTAAATTACAATTGCAAACGCAGGCAGCAAAAGGTAAAACAAAACCTATGGCTAGTGCCAGAACTGCAAGAGCAGTTCCGCAAATGAGAAAGATTGTTAAAGTTATGACTGGTAGAAAAAACGGAGGAGTTATAAGACCTAAGCCAACATTCAAAGGAAAAGTTCTAAAACCAAAACCAATTAAACGAATCAATTTAGGAATAGCAATAAAAGGATTTGGTAAAGCATTTAAGAAAGGCAAATAATGTCAAGAGAAGATTTAGTAGAAGTACAAGAACAAGAAGATATTGAGATTGAAGGTCCTGAAGGAACTACGATCAATGAGAA